ATGAGGCTCCCGGGTCGAAGCCTCTACCCTGCCTGCCTTACGTGACCTCCGCTGGACTCGATCTTAGGCCAAAAGTGGATACCAAGCCGATGGGTGGTGCGCGTATGCGATCAAGCGTCATTGGGTGCAGCACACTTGGGCTTGTCGATAAACTGACCAGTAGGCACCACCATCACTTGGAGTCCTTCGGTCGTAGTTGTCGCCTAGCCGATGCTGAGGCACTTCAGCATAAGTTGGCCGCAGCCGGCAAAATTACCATTTACGGCCCATAAGTGATTGAATCGCCTAGGGCGGCAAGCTTCCTGAGGCCGCAAACCGGCCAACTTGTGCTTTAGGCTTTAGTACAAGCTGGCCGAAACGGCCAACTTATGCTCTCGCCCACACATGCGGCACTACGGGATGCTGATGTGGTGGGCCCACCAGGATTCGAACCTGGAACCAAAGGATTATGAGGCAGCTACCGAATCGAGTCGGATCAATGACATAGCCCTCTCCATTGTTCCGGTGACGGCTCGTGAAACCATTGACCCGTAAGGCGCGGCGGCGCGGTTGTTCCGGTTGCTGGCCACCTTAGAGAACGCCCTGGTCGCTTCCCGGACGATTGCGAAACCGCCTCACCCCTTCCCTACTCGGCACCTCTGGAAACAGCCGCGCAGCACACCAGCGTTCTGCATATCGTCTGGCCTGGTCGACGCTGGCCGCCCGCGCGTGGATGACCTGCCACATCTTCAATGCGCACAGCGTCATCTGCGCGGATCCGTCTGGCTGCAGCACGACCACGGCGACGGATCGGTTGCCCCAACGCAGATCCCAGCGGCCGGCGCTGTACTCCCACCCGTCGTGCATCGCAGTGCCCTCGATCGCTCAGCGAGTCATAGCTTAGCGGCGGGAGCGCCGTGGCCAGCGCCGGTGATCGAGCACTGACGGCGGCTGCGCTGATAGAGGGTGAGAGCGCGGCGGCAGTGGGCGTAAGGGCCCCTTCGCACGTTTAATGGCAAATATTTGGATGCCCACCGGGAACAGGTAACTTAGGTAACCACCCCTGAGAGAACCCGTATTTGTTCAATTTAATCAATAAGTTATATAGATATATCAAAGGTAATTTTAGGGTAACGTCCGGGTAATCTGATTACCTTTCCGTCAGGTAATCAGGGGTCTGAAAAAAGTCCTTATAAATCAATGACATTACTTGTCGCCAATCTGGAAATTACCTCAAATCACCCAGAGAGGTAACCTCTGGAAAGCCTTGTGGCACTGGGCATTCCCTCGCTTTTCCGGACCCTGATTACCGCGTTACCTAGTTCCGGTGGGACTCCAAATAATTTGGGTCGGCCGAACCCTCGCTAGGGCTTCCTGGACGCGCATGCAAAGCAGGCCTTTGCCGCAGGGTTCCGCAGGTATCGGGGCGCCCCCGCGAGGGCCGTCAGCAGCAGCTGCGGCGGCCTCCCGGGAGCTGCTGCAGGGGTGCGGAAAAACAGGGGGAAAAAGACCGCAGGCGTGGCGGGGCGACGACTGCGCGCGCCGGGGCCTGAGGGGTCCTGCCGGCAGCGATGGGGGCTTTCGCCACAGTCCCGGCCTCCCCTCGCGCTTCACCGCCCCGTCTGCCGCCGGACAGCCGCTCTGCGCCCCGCCCTGCCTTCGTCCGGACAGCGAGCGCGCCTGGCGTACGCTCGGCCGCACGTCGCCGCTCACGCGGACAGGCGCCATGGTGCTTGCATGCGCGGGAGTTGACTGACACCGTAGCGTTGGGGTTTTTCAGCTGATCGAAAGGTCGGCGCTTCGCGTGGGTGGACAACAAAAAAGCCACCCGGGTGGGTGGCTGCATGTCTACCTGTCAGGAGATTTCAGACGTGGGCCGCCGGCGTACCATCGCGTACACCCACAGCGAGTGAGCAACACATGACCCAGGCGGACCCCAGCAACATCACCATCCAGATCAACCACGCCGAGCTACTGCTACCCACCCGCGACGATGAAAGGCCAGATCTGGTACTGAAAGGGCGAATTGTCAGTAACCTACGGATCGTTACCGAAGGCGGCGACGACGACATCTCCAGGTACACGGGAGAGGTGAGCATTACCCGTAGCGACGAAGAGCGAGATCACGTGGGAACTGCGTGGGTGGAGCACAAAACCAAGATCGTCGGCGCCCAGATTTTTGCCGGTGCTGAGTCCTTCGACCGCATCGTCGCTCAGCTTTCAGGCGCGCCGACAGAGCAGCAGATGCAGCTGGGCCTGGCCGGACTCAGCAGCACGGATGAAGAAGGCGGAACCTTGAATTGGCACGGCGAGGGCTCGACCTTTGCCCAGTCGCTGCTCTCCGCCCAGCTGAGCGCAAGGCTCTTCTGACGGCGCCGCGTATTGCGTGCAGAAGGCCCCGTCAGGGGCCTTCCGTCTTCCTTCCTTACAGCGCAGCGACGCGCTCGCGCGCGACCTGGGCGTAGTGCTCAGTGACCTCGCACCCGGTCCAGGCAAAGCCCTCGAGCTGGGCGGCGACCAAGGTGGTACCGGACCCGGCGAACGGGTCCAGGATGCGGCCGCCCGCTTCGCAGATCCGCACGACCTGACGCATCAGCTCGGTAGGCTTGCCGGTCATGTGCAGCTTGTCGTCGCGGCGCACTCTGGCTTTGATGACGCCCGGCAGCGTGGGGGCATTGCGGTCCAACGGCATTCCGCCCTTGCTACCCCAGACGATGTATTCAGCTTGGTTACGGAAGCGGCCTCGCTGTGGGCGCACGCCCTCGGTCTTGTCCCACACCGTGATGCCCCGCCATGTGATGCCTGCGCACTGCAGAGCGTCCGTTGTCAGCGGCAACTGGCGCCAGTCAGTGAACACGCACACCGGGGCGCCGTCCTTTAGCAGGCGGGCGCATTCGGAGAGCCACATCGTCATCCACTGGAGGTGCGATCGCTGATCGCGCTCATCGCCCAGGAAGTCGGCGTGCAGCGCCGGCCGGCCACCCTGCGGGTACTTCGCGGATGGTGGCTTCTGCCGGGCGGCAGCGTTTACCCCACCACTTGCGTAGGGCGGGTCGGTGATCAACGCATCGAACGAACCGGCTTCAAGAGTCGGCAGCAGGGACAGGGCGTCGCCCTTCAACAGCAGGTTTTGCATGGCAGGAGCCTTCTTCATGTCGCTCGGGGCGAACTGAGGGGAGGCTCTCGGCCTTCATGTGATTGAGCGTGCCGCAGCGCGGGCACTTGATTTGTAGCTCGGCGAAGCCAGAAGCCCGGGCCAGCAGCTTGGCGCATTCGCCGCAACGCAGATTCTGCAGGGAAGCCATCACGCAGCCCCGCCCAAGGTCTTCGGATCGAACGGAGCGAACTGGATCACGTCGTCGCCGACCCAGTCGTTCACGCGCAGCATCCGGGTCTGCAGCGCGGCCAGCTCGGTCTCGCCCCAAACGGCATAAGCATCGCGGATGGACCCGAAGCCGCCAGCATTCTGCGGCACCACTCCCAGCAGCTGCGGGGGGATCCGCAGCGATGCCAGGACGTCATCGCGCGTGACGCTCTTGATGCCCGTGAACTCATCCTTGGCCGCGACCTCGCTGACAGGAATCAGCTGCAGGCCGTCCTTCTTGCCGGCGGGCGAATGAAGGAACAGGTTGCGGAAATTGCCCACCCCACGGGTGCTCTTGAGCGATTCGCGCAGTGCATCCACGTCATCGTCATCGATCTGGTCATCGGTCAGGTACAGGATGAATCCCGCGTGCGAGCCGTTGTTGTAGTACTTGCGGCGGAACAGGGTGGCCGATTCGTTCAGCAACGCGGACTGCAGCGAGGCCATCCATTCGGGAAGGCCGTAGATCTCCTGGTTGACGTCGACCTCCCGCAGCTGGAAGACGGTGTCGCGCTCGAACTCGTGCTCATCCTTCCAGCCGCGGACCTGGAAGAACGTACCCGGCTCCACGCCACGCCGCATGTACTTCGCCAGCGGGGGCACCAGCGCCATCGCCGTGCCGAGGACCGAATTGCGGCGCTCGAAGTAGCCCATGCCGAAGTGCACCCAGTCCATGGAGAACTGCTCGAACGCCTCGCGGCTCAACAGGCGGTGCGGCTTGAAGCTGCGCACCAGCATGTTGGTCTTGAAGCGCAGCCCCGAGCCGAGGTACACGTTGGCCCTGGTCGCACGCGCCAGGCCGTCCAGCGACACCGGCGGCTCGTAGTAGCGCCCGTTCTGCCAGCAGTGCACATAGTCCAGGATGCCACCGGACTCCAACACCGGTACCGGATCCCCAAAGGTGAAGCTGACCATGCGAGAGGGTTCCGCGCTGGCGGCGACGTCATTCATGCGTTGATCTCCAATTTGCTGCGCCGCGCCGCCGCGTGGGGGCGCTCAAGCGGTTCGTTTTGCAGGGCGTGGAACAGCGCCCAGGCAAGGTCGGCGTGGCCGGTCTCATCGGTACGCCCTGCCGTGTAGGTGATTTGCCGCTGGCTCTTGGTCATGGTCTTCTTGATGGCCATGATCGACTGGGTGAGGTCGTGCATGCCGGCGTCGTATTCGAGGCGACCGTTGCTGATGACGTCGTAAGCCTTCAGGACCAGCTTCGACTTGACCTCCGGCGAGTAGCTGAAGGTGACCAGGTTGGGGAAGAAGGTCTTGACGATCTGCGCCACGCCCGTACCCATGCCGGTGGTGTCGATACCGATGTAGGTCACCCAGTACCGCTGCGTGATCTTGCGGATGGCCTCGGCCTGCCCAGCAAAGTCCTTGCCACGGAATTGGAAGCGCTCCAGGACGCGGAACTTGCCGCCCTGCTCACTGGGCGGTGCCACAACCACCAGGCCGGCGGAGTCGCCGGTTTCGGCCGGGTCGTAACCGATCCAGACCGGTCGATCCCCGTAGGGCCTGTTGGCGAAGGGCCTGTAGTCGCCCGCCCATTCGACGTAGCTGTCGACACCGCAGGTCTGCAGCAGACTGAGCGGGAAGACGCTGGCGCTGTCGTCCACGAACCCGCACATCAGAAGATTCTCGAATGCGTCCGCGCTGTATTCTTCGCGCAGCTCTTCGATGTCGAACAGGTCGCAGCCGCGCCGCTCAGCATCGAGAATGTTGACGATCTGCCGCCAGAGCCGATCCGGGCCCAGGCTCCCACGAGACAACGCGTCGTGTGAGACGTCGATCTTGATCCGCTTGTCTGCCGGCTTTCCTCGGTTGCGTCGCTCCCCGGTCCAGAAACTGTACGCCTGGTGCGCCATGGTCGAGGGCGTGCTGAAGTAGGTCTTGCGCCATTTCTTGTGCATGGCCATGCCGCTGGCCACCTTGTTCAGCTCATCGAACCCATGCGTCCAGAAGAACTCATCGAAATAGAAGTTGCCGTGGTAGCCCTGCGCGGTGCGGGCGTTGGTGCCCAGAAAAAACAGCTCTGCGCCGTTGGCCAGGACGATGCTGTCACCGCCCTTTAGATCCTTGTCGAGCGTCTCTCGGACGAAGGCCTGCATGTACCCACGGAACAGGTACGCCTGCGCCTTCGATGCACTCAGGAAGATCTGGTTGCGCCCGGTCTTGATCGCGTCGATCAACGCCTCGCGGGCGAAGTAGAACGTCGCACCGATCTGGCGGGATTTCAGGATGGCGCGTGTGCGCAGGTTGCTGGCCTTATACCAGTCCAGCTGGTAGTCAAAGCACCCGTCGACAAACGCCGTGGTCAGCCGCTCGACCTCATCTTCGCTGAACTCGTTGCGGCGCTCCTTCTTCTTGGGACCGGCGTTGCGGTTGGCCACGGCGGGGTTCAGGTCAGTCTCGTTGCCGCCGCCCTGGTACCGCTGGATGCGAGCCTGCCGCTCCAACTGGCGGTGCAGTAGATCGATTTCCTTGAAGTCGCCGCCGGTCTTACCTTCCTTCAGGATCAACTGCACCAGGCGCTGCTCTAGCGCACCACCGATGCGCTCCACATTGTCGGCGCGGTCCCACTCGTCACGCGCCTTCCAGCTGTGTATGGTTTTCTCTTTCTCGCCGATGGCTTCGGCAATCTCTGTGACACGCCAGCCCATCCAGTACAGGAACTTGGCCTGTCTGCGGCTGTCGGTGGGAAGTTGGGCGGCGACGTCATTCACCGCACTAGGGTCGCGTTCGCGGCCGAATTCATACACAAATCAATGACGTAGCACAGAGTTTTACAACTCGGCTGCGTTGCTGCTGTTTGTCGCTCTGCCGACCATGGACCTGTTGAAGCGCGATCCGCGCACACGGCCAAAATCAGCAGAGGACACCATGTCGGATCCCAAGAAGAAGTACCGCAGCAAGTTCTTCCGCGTTGCCGTGGAAGGCGACACCACCGATGGCCGTGTGATCGAGCGCGGCTGGATCCAGCAGATGGCCGCCAGCTACAACGCGGATCTGTATGGCGCGCGCATCAACCTGGAACACATCCGCGGCATCCTGCCCGACAGCCCGTTCAAGGCGTATGGCGACGTGCTGGCGGTGAAGGCCGATGAAGTCGAGATCGACGGCAAGAAGAAGCTGGCGCTGTATGCCCAGCTGGAGCCGACCGACGCGCTGGTGAGCATGGTCAACAACGACAAGCAGAAGATCTACACCAGCATCGAGGTGTCGCCCAACTTCGCCAAGACCGGCGGCGCCTATCTGATGGGCTTGGCCGTCACCGACAGCCCGGCCAGCCTGGGCACCGAGAAGCTGTCCTTCGCGGCCAAGCACCCCGACGCCAAACTGTTCGATGACCGCAAGCTGCACGCGGACAACCTGTTCACTGCGGCCAGCCAGGCCGCCATCGAGCTGGAAGAAGTCGGCGCCGAGTCTGCTGACCCGTCCAGCAAGCTCCTGTCGGGCCTCGCCGCACTGATCGAGCGCTTCACCGGCAAGCCCAATCCGGACCCCGCACCGGCACCGGTGCCTGCCCCCCAGGATGCCGGCCCGGGCGCGCAAGCGTTCGCCGGCGTGGCCGAGGCGCTGACCGGCATCGCCGACAGCATCAAGGCCCAGGGCGAGCAGTTCGCCGCGCTGCGCCGGGACGTTGATGAAAGCCGCGCTGAGTTCAACGCGTTGGAGCAGAAGCTGGCCAGCACCACGTCGCCGACTCAGCACTCCCGTCCGGTCGTCAGCGGCCGCACCGACAACGCCGCTGTGACCGACTGCTGACGCGAGCGCGTCTCGCAGTCGCATCGCCCTTTCCCTGCTTTCCGGAGACCCTCCATGCGTAACGACACCCGCCGCCTGTTCACGGCATACCTGAGCCAGCTGGCCACCCTCAACGGCGTCGACAACGCCACCCATGTGTTCAACGTCGACCCGACCGTCCAGCAGACGCTGGAAACGCGTATGCAGGAGTCCAGCGACTTCCTGGGCCGCATCAACATCATCGGCGTGAACGACCTCAAGGGTCAGAAGGTCGGCATCGGCGTGTCCAGCACCATCGCTGGCCGTACCGACACCACCGGCGCGGGCGAGCGCTCGCCTCGCGACGTCTCGGGCTTGGACAACCAGGACTACGAGTGCAAGCAGACCAACTTCGACACGGCGATCCGCTATGCCCTGCTGGATGCCTGGTCGAAGTTCCCCGACTTCCAAGCCAAGCTGCGGGACGCCATCGTCAAGCGCCAGGCTTTGGATCGCCTGATGATCGGCTTCCACGGCACCAGCGCGGCAACCACCACCAACCGCACGACCAGCCCGAACCTCGAAGACGTCAACATCGGCTGGCTGCAGCAGTACCGTGCCAACGCCGCTGCGCGCGTGATGAACGAAGTGAAGCCCGGCTCCGGCAAGGTGGAAATCGGCGGCGCCGCCGGCGATTACAAGAACCTGGACGCGCTGGTGTACGACGCGGTGAGCAACCTGATCGATCCGTGGCATCGCAAGGATCCGGGCCTGGTGGCGGTTGTGGGCCGTGGGCTGCTGCACGACAAGTACTTCCCGCTGGTCAACGCCGACCAGCCCGCCACCGAGAAGCTGGCTACCGACGTCATCCTGTCCCAGCGCCGCCTGGGCGGCCTGCAGGTCGCCGAGGTGCCCTACATCCCGGATGGCACCGTACTGGTCACCTCGCTGTCCAACCTGTCGATCTACTGGCAGGAGGGTGGCCGTCGCCGTCACCTGGTCGAGAACCCGAAGAAGAACCAGATCGAAAACTACGAGTCGTCCAACGACGCCTACGTGGTCGAGGACTACGGCTTCGGCTGCGTGATCGAGAACATCGACATCGCCGAGGACTGATCCCATGGCCAACAGTCCCGCAAAACGCCACCTCAGCCGCATCCGTGCGGCCGAGGAAGCCACCAGGCGCCATGGAGCGGCGCCTATGGCCGATGCCTCCGAGTACGAGCTGCAGATGATGCAGCTGCAGGACCATCGTGTGCGGCTCAAGCAGATCCAGTCGGACGAAGCCAAGGCCGTGTTCAAGGCAGGCATCCTGGCCGACTACGCCCCGTACCTGCAGGGCGTGCTGGCAGCTGACGTCGGCGGCGAGGATGAGGTGGTGACCACGTTGATGCTGTGGTGCATCGACGCCGGTGACTTCGCCCAGGCTCTGCCGGTGGCTGCCTATGCCCTGCGTCACGGTCTCAAGATGCCCGACCGGTTCGCCCGTAAGACCGGGTGTCTGGTGGCCGAGGAAGTGGCCGAGGCCGCGCTCAGGGCGCAGGTCGCAGGCACCGCGTTTGACCAGTCGATTCTGGATGCGACGACGGCGCTGACGGCTGACCACGATATGCCTGATCAAGTGCGCGCCAAGCTCTACCTGGCCGCCGGCCGCAGCGTCATCCGGGCCGATGATGTCAATGACAATCCCCCGCCGTTTGAACAGCTGCAGCAGTGCGTGGCCAACCTCAGCCGTGCGCTGGAGCTGGACACCAACTGCGGTGGGAAGAAAGACCTGGAGCAGGCCACCCGGCTCCTGAAGAAACACGCTCCCCCGTTGGCCATTGCCGAAGCACCGTCCGATGCAGCACCGGACAGCCGCGGCGAACACGGTACCGGCGCCACGCCCGGTGTCGAAGCTGAAGCCGGTACCGGTAGCACGCCGGCTGGTGACTGCGCCAACGACGGGAGCTAACCGAGCGTCCCCGCAACCCCCGCCGGCTCGGGGCTGATCCGCAACGACCTCTCTCCCGTTGCGGTGACGCCCCGACCACCGGCGACTATTTCGAGGTCCTTATGTCTGGATTCATCGCACCCGCCAAGAACGCCCCCAGCGACGCAATCACCTCGGGCGTTTGGTGGCCGGCCGTCTCGCCGGCGAAGGTCCGCGAGGACATGAGGATCCCCGGCTCAGTCACCGAGCCGCGTTTGCGCACCACCTTGATCAACGCCATCACCACGGTGAACGAAGCGCTGGCCACCTGGTCCAGCCGTCACATTGCCGATGGCCACGCCACGTTGGCCGACGTACCGGCTCCCCAGGTCGGCGGCACTTCCCGCCTGGTCACGCTGTATCAGCGTGCGGTGGCCACCTACGCCGCCGCCGAGCTGACCGAGCGCTACCGCTCCTACGACGCAACCGACAGCGCCAACCAGCGTGCCGATGACCTGACGCCGTCCATTTCGGAGATCCGCCGCGATCACCGCTGGGCCATGCGCGACCTGAAGGCCCGGCCCCGTACCACGGTGGACCTGCTCTGATGCTCGTGACCGCTGCCCAAGGCGACACCCTGGACGCCATCTGCTACCGGTTCCTCGGCACTACCGCTGCGTGCGTGGAGCAGGCTCTGGCACTTAACCCCGGCTTGGCCGAACTCGGCCCCGTCCTGCCCCAAGGCACCCCCGTGGTGCTCCCCGACATCACCACCCCGGCCACCGCGACGCGCGAGCTGGTCCAGCTTTGGGATTGACGATGACCGAACCCACCTCCACCGGCACCCTGATCGCGCTGGCCACCAGCGTTGGGCTGGCCTCGCTTCTGCCGGGGATCAACCCCGATGCCCTGATCGGCTCCTTCGCTGGCGCGACGCTGTTTGTGGTGTCCGCCAAAGACCTGCTGCTCTGGAAGCGGCTGTTCTACCTGGTCATCAGTGTCGTGCCCGGGTACATGGGCGCTGCCGATGTGATGCGACGCACCGGCTTGGAGTCGGCCGGGCTGTCCGCTTTCCTGTTGGCCGCGTGCGTGGTGACCATCACGTTGCGGTTGATCGAGGGCAGCGGAAGCATCGACTTCAAGTCCTTCCGACGCGGAGACCGCAATGGCTGAGATCACGACCTTCCTCGCCCTTCTGGCCAGCCTGGCCATCTGCGTGCGCCTGCTGACCTACCGCGCCCACGACGGCGCGACCCACCGCCCCGGGGTTTCGCTGGTGGCATGGGTGCTTATCGCTTCCACCGGTGGGCAGGCGCTGCAGATCCTGCTGTATGGCCCGCGTGCACACGTCAGCCCGTGGCAGCTCGGCCTGCTGCTGGTCCTGCTGGTGCTGACCTTCCAATCCAAGGGCAACGTGGCCCGCATTCTGAGGACCGACCCATGATCTTGACCGACGACATCCTTGCCCGCGCGATGCAGATGCCGCTCGCACGTGTTCAGCGCTGGACCAAGCCCCTCAACGCGGCGATGGCTGCGTTCGGCATCACCACCCGCCGTCAGGTCGCCTATTTCCTCGCCCAGCTCGGGCACGAGAGCGTGAGCCTCACCCGCGTTGAGGAAAACCTGAACTACAGCACTGCCGATCGCGTCGTGGCGGTGTTCCGCCGCTTCGACCTTAACGGCAACCGGAAGATCGAGCCGGCCGAGCTGGCCTTCGCCAAGGGCTTCTTGGGCCAGCCGCAGAAGCTGGCCAACTACGTCTACGCAGGGCGTGGTGGGAACGGAGACGTCGCCAGCGGTGATGGCTGGCGGTACCGGGGGCGTGGCCCCATCCAGAACACCCTGAAGAACGGCTACGCCCGCATGGGTGTGCTGCTCGGTCTGCCGCTGCTGCAGAATCCGGACCTGCTGCTGGATCCGGTGAACGGCGCGCGTGCGGCGGCGGCCTACTGGAAGGACAACGAGCTCAACCGCTGGGCCGATGAGGGTGACGTGCTGGCGCTGAGCCGCGCCATCAACCTGGGCAACCCGCGCGCCAAGGCGACGCCCGAGGGCATGGAAGACCGTATCGCCCGCACCAACCGCGCCGTGACGCTGTTGGAGGCCGCGTGATGCGCCTGAGCCTGGACCCGATCCTGCCCTACCTCAACGCCGTCAAATGGGCGGCAGCGCTGGCGGTGGCGGTGGCCTTTGCGTGGTTCTGGCACAACCTTGGCGCGGACAGCTGGCGAGGCAAGTACAACGCCGAGCGCAGCGCGCACCAGGCTGCGCTGGCAGCCCACGCCGGGGTGCTGGATGGGCTGGCCAAGGCCACGGCCGAAACGGCCGCCAAGGCCCGCTTGGCCTCGCAGGCGCTGGCCGCCGAGCGTACCGACAACGACAACCGCTACAACGAGAAGGTGTCCGATGCGAAACAAGCCCGTAGTGATCTCGCTGCTGCTCTGCGCCGTGGCGACGTGCAGCTGCAGCCGTGGTGGCAGTGTGGTGCTGCGGCCGGAGCCGACCCCGATGCGGCTGCAGCCGCTGCCGGCGGAGAAGATGCTTCCGCCCAGCTTCGGGCAGAGGGTGCGGCAGCGAATGTTGAAGACGCCGACCACGCAGATGCCTGGATCGGCTGGCTCCAGTCCGAACTGAGCAGCACCAGGCAACAGGCTGTTGCGGCCGGGTGCGCAGCGCAGGCCGGGCCGTGAAGAAGCCGGCCTCCCTCCGCGCCGCGATCGAGGCGGCCGTTCCGGATCTGGCGATCGACAAGGACAGGCTGCTCGCGTTTATCGACAACGGCAGCATCGTCAGCACCGGCGCGCCTTCCCGGTCCTTCGAGTGGCGCTACACCATGAACCTGCTGATCACCGACTATGCCGGCGACCCCAATATCCTGTGGAGCGCGCTGCTCGATTGGGTACGGGTGAACCAGAGTGCGTTGCTGGATGCGCACAGCCTGCATGAGCAGATCCGGTTCGAGGTCGACATCCTTGCCGACGACAAGGTCGACCTGGACATCAAGCTGCCGCTGACCGAGAACGTCCTGGCCGGCTTCGATGGCGACGGCCGGCCAACGGTTGAAGCCGCGGACGAACCGACTCCCACATGGATGACCTGACCGCACTTGAGGACTGGGTGGCGCCGTTGCTGCGCCGTCTTGAGCCTGCCGGGCGTGCCCGCCTGGCCCGCCGAATCGCCCAGGATCTGCAACGCGCCCAGAGCGAGCGCATCGCCCAGCAGCGCGCTCCCGATGGCAGCCAATATGCCCGCCGCAAGAACCAGAAGCGGCTGAAGGCCGGCCGCGTCCGCCGGCGAAAAATGTTCGCCCGCCTGCGCCAGTCCCGTCACCTCAAAGCCCGAGGCACCGCAAGCGAGGCCTCGGTGTTCTTCGTTCGTCGCGCGGCGGCCATCGCCCGCGTCCATCAGGAAGGTCTGATCGACCAGGTGCGCCGCGACGGCCCGCGCGTGCGTTACGAGCGCCGGGTACTGCTCGGGTTTGGTGCCGATGACCAGCAACGGATCATCGACACCCTGCTCAATCACCTGTCCGGGTTGTAGCGCACCCCCATACAGCGCCAGCTGCTGTCGCGCGCGCGTGGCGCTGGCCACCATGACAGTATGTCTACCTTCTCCGCCGTCGACCTGTCCCGCCTGCCCGCCCCCAGCGCGGTTGAAGTCCTGGACTTCGAGGTGATCCTGGGCGAGTGGCTGGCCGCCATGCGCCAGCGCGACCCGACCTTCACCGCCGTTGTCGAATCAGACCCGGTGTACAAGCTCGCCGAGATCGGTGCCTATCGCGAGATGCTGCAGCGTCAGCGTGTCAACGAGGGTATCAAGTCGGTGCTGCTGGCGTACGCCGCTGATTCGATGCTGGACCACCTCGGCGCCTTCTTCGGCGTAGAGCGCCGAGTGGTCGCCGAGGCCATCCCAGCCCAAGGCGTCGCAGCGGTGATGGAGCCCGACGAAGAGTTCCGCCGTCGCATCCAGATGGCCCCCGAAGGCTTCTCGACCGCCGGACCCGCCGGCGCGTACATCTTCCATGCTCTCGGCGCCGATCCTCGGGTGTTGGATGCATCCGCCGACAGCCCGCAGCCGGGCCACGTCTCGGTCTACGTCCTTTCCCGCGAAGGAAACGGCACTGCCCCCGATGACCTGCTCGCCAACGTTGCCAAGGCCGTCAACCACATCGATGTCCGCCCGCTTACCGACTTTGTGACCGTGCTGAGCGCGTCGGTGATCGACTATGAGATTGAGGCGGTGCTGGACATATACCCCGGGCCGGATCCTGCCGTGGTTCTGAAGGAGGCGCAGGCCCAGGCGGCGGCGTATGCCCAGCAGAATTCCCGCATGGCTCGCCTGGTGAGCCGTTCTGCCCTCGACCGCGCATTGCACCAGGAGGGCGTCATCGACGTCACGCTCATCAGCCCGGCCGCCAATGTTGCCGTCGGCGTGGGCGAAGCCAGCCGGTGCACCGCTATTCGGATCACCCACCGTACGGTGGCAGATGTCTAGCCTGCTGCCCCCCAACGCCACCAAGCAAGAGGTGGCGTTTGCAGAGGTGATGGCCAGGACGTCCGCAGTGCCGGTTCCCTTCGCCGAAGCACTGGACCCCATGCGCACGTCCGAAGAGATGCTGCCATGGCTGGCCTGGTGGTTCAGCGTGGACGCATGGGGCACCGACTGGCCCACTTACGTTCGCCGGCGGACCGTGCAGCAGTCTCTGAGGATCCACAGGCGCAAGGGCACGGTAGGCGCGCTGCTTGATGCCATTGATGCCATCGGTGTGCCAGTTGAGATCGAGGAATGGCACCAGCGCAATCCGAAGGGCGCTCCTTACACGTTCCGCGCGTTGGTCGACGCCGTCTCCACGCCATTCCAAGAGAAAGACCTGCAACGGCTGCTGCAGGCGATCGAGGACAACAAGAACCTGCGCTCGCACATGACCGAGCTGGTTCCGGGCCTGAGCAGCTATGCCAACCCGTTCGTCGGCGGGCTGACATCGATTGGAACAGATCGCCAGGTGCAGGCGCGGTTCCAGGACATTTCATTGCTGCTGGCTGCGATGGAAGAAGGCGACCAGGTGATCGCTGATTCCGTTGACCGACTTCATACCCATCTCAACTTCACGATGCCCGACAGGGCCAAGGAACAGCCGTGAGCGTCAGCAACAAGGTCGACCAGTTCATCAAGGACAGCGATATCGCCCATTCCATCGTGCACGGACGCGCCACGGAAACCATCGAGACAGAGGGCGGCCCGGTGCCGACCTTTGCCCGCGCGGTGCAAGGTCTGACCGACCTGCCCGAGCGCGTGCAAATGCTGGAGTCACTGCAGGGCGCAGATCGCGTCGGCTATGCCACCTGGACGGAGGCCGTCGCGGCCGCTGCCCGCCCGCTCGGTGCGATGGTTGAGATCCCCGTGGAAACCGATCCGGGCTCACACGTCGATCCGGTGAAGCCAGGCAATCAGATCGTTCCCAACGGCGGTCTGTACATCCAGCGCCAAACGGGTCTGGAATGGATGCGCCCCGATACGCTGGCGGCAAAGGCCAATCGGACGGATCTGGTGCCGCTTAAGCAGCAGATGCCCACAAAAGCCGAGCGTGAGCCGCTGGTCGAATCGTTGTACCTGGTGGAATCGCCCATGGTTCCGCTGGTGGGCGTCACCAGCAAAACCGGAGAAGTGCAGATCCCGCTGCTGTATGACCCGGCGTCGGGCGACCTCATCAACCGCGGCCGAACCGTGCTGACCGATATCGGCGCGGGTGAGCATCTTGCAGATCTGCATCAGGCCGAGGTCGGCGATGTCGTGCCGATGCTAGGCGTTGCCGACAGTCAGGGAATGATCCAGGTCGCCGTGGGCTACAACCCTGCGCTTGGCGCCCTGATCGTTGATGGGCGCCCCCTCGGCGAAGGGGAGTACCCGCTCACGTATGCGGACGCGACCGCTACTATCGATGGCACCAGCGTCATTGTGCGCGGCGCGCTGCGCACCGCGTCCGGCCTCATCCCGATCAACGGGGTGCTCGACATGGCTCCGCCAGCACCGGTGCCGGTCATCGACACCGCCTATACGCTAAAGGCCAACGGCGAGCAGCGTTGGTACGTCAACGACAACGCACCCCTGCCCTATCGCTTCATCACCGATGTGTCCTGCCGACACAACAACGCGCTATTGGCAGAGGGTGCTGACTTCCACGTCTGGTACACCGGCGGCAAGCTGCGCGGCGTCGTCGGTAGCGGCACGCGGGAGGTCTTGCTCACCTATAAAGGCCTTCCCCAGCGCTATGACCTGATCGTGGCCGACGCCATCACCGGCACACTGTCGGTCGTACGCGGCATCGCGCGCAACGTGGACCCGCAGGAGTACCTGCCAACTGTCCCCATCGGCAAGATCGCGCTGTTCTCTGTGTTCTGCTACGGCCAGACCGTGCGCCTGTATAGCAAGACGCGTTGGCAGGGCATCACCAAGCGCGGCCGCGACATGAACGCGCTGCGCGAGTACAACCGGAAAGCGCTTGCGCCAATTCGTGCCGCCCTGGCGCAACGCCGCGATATCACCTTGGTTGGGTACGGCGATTCGATTACCGCGATGGGTGGGTTCGCACCGCACACCGCCCCGAACACTGCCGCCCGCGATCTGAGGTCCTTCTTCGTGCAGATGCCGGCCGACACGTACGCCGCAATCCCAGCGCTCGATTTTGGCGACGGCGGCGGCGCCATCCATAGCGACCTGGGTTGGAACAGGCAGCTGAAGGCATTTCTCGAACACACCTACGGCATGCAGGTGGAGTACCTGAACTACGGCATCGGCGGAACCACCAGCGGCACCGGCGAGAACGCGGCCCGTCCCAACGGCCTCAACCCGGTTCGCCTGCAGTACGTGGTGGAATCTGTCGAGCAGTCCAGCAAGCCCGTCCTGGTCAACCTCGCCTTCGGAATGAACGAGCTGGGCAATGGCGCCACGGTGACCAACATGACTGAGCTGGTGCGCACCTTCCAGGCGCTGGGTGCAACGGTTCAGATCCTCGGCGTCCCCCGTCCCAGCAGCTACGGCGGGTTCGGCAGTCTGCCCGCGTGGCGCTACACCAACGACACCCTCCATGCCGTGGCCATCGCCACCGGCGCGGCGTTCTCGCCCACCGCGCCTTACTTCGATGAGGAACAGCTCGGCTACATGGGCATTGCTCCCGAATCCTTCGCCGCCGCCGGCAACATCAACCACGCCGGACCGGCCGAATTCCGCTTTCTCGCCCAACCCATCATCGCCAACTTCGAGATCTGACATGGCCCGCGTCCTCTTTCCCGTAGCCCCCCTGGGAATCACCATTCCCGGCGCACCTGTGGTCAATGCCGTGCCGGCGTTCCCCTACGAACCGAGCCTGATCGCCGGCGCAGTCGGCGACTGGATCTTCGGTCCTGACCAAGTGTCGCTGGCGACGATCTCCGGCGATGCCACCTTGGCCGCGCAGGCAGCAACCCATACCTGGAGCGACAACAGCGTCACCGTGAAGGCCTTGGGAGAAGCTCTGGTCACCAACGTGCTGGAACCGGACGCAATGACGTTCTGGGTGGCGTTCAGGTGGCGCAACAGCACCGGCAAGAACAGCATCGTGGTGGGCAACATCTCTCCCCCGTTGCCCGCAGGGGGGTTCGCACTGGCCAACAATCCGGCCGGCGAGGTACGCATCGCCACTTACGGCCCCAACCCCAACAGCCTGCCTGTCTCTGACCACGGCTCAGTGCCGGCCGGTCTGCGGGACGGCGATTGGATCCTGGTCCTGGTCAGCCTCAACGGCCAGCGCGTCATCACGCGCATGACCGGGTCTACTGTCGTGACTGCGCCATTGGTCAACCCGCGCGTCAAGAATTCGGTGAATCGAATCGCACTGGGCAATGCGTTCTTCACCGGTAACGCAACCTACACGCCCGTCGATGTGACGGCGGCCATGTTCGGCTGCATGGATACGAGCCTGGACGCCGAGCGTTTGGAGACCCTGTACGGGATTCTCCAGCGCCGCCTGGCCCATCGCGGCATCGTCGTGCGCTGAGGGACTGTCATGGCCAACTATCGAACCATCCATACCCGCAAGGGTCTGATGAAACTCAACGCCGCCCGCCTGGGAGGCGCCTCACTGATCGTTGCGCAGATGGCCTTCGGGGATGGCAATGGCAACCCCGTGGACCCGCAGGAAGGCGATACAGGGCTGGTACGTGAGCGTTTCCGCACCGCCATCAATCGCGTCTACCAAGATCCAGAGAATCCGCTGATCTATTACGCCGAGGGCATCATTCCAGCAACCGCCGGCGGCTTCGTCATCCGTGAAATCGCAGTGATCGACAGCGATAACGATGTGTTCGCCGTGGCCAACACGCCCGAGGTTTACCAGCCACTGGCAACCGAAGGCGCTATCGGCGATGGCATCTACCGCGTCGCCTTCGCCGTGGCAAACGCCGGCAACGTACAGATCACGTTGGATCCAAACATCATCGTCGCCTCGCGCGCGTGGGTGCTCAACACCATCGACGCAGGCCAGGTCGCGCCTGGAGGCACCACCGGGCAGGTCTGGACCAAGCTGAGCAACGCTGACGGCGATGCCGATTGGCAGAGCGCGGACGGAATCCAGGTTGTGGTCAACACTATCGAAGAGCGGCAGACGCTGGTGGCCAGCCAGCGCACGGTGGATCTGAGCGTTACCACCACGACGGGCCTGGCCGTGTACGTCAACGGCATACGCATTGGGCGCGGCACGGGCGCCGATGAGTGGAATCCCGACGATGACCTGCTGACCCGTCTTCAGTTGGGCAAGGACTACCCGGACGGAACCCGTCTGATCGTCGTCCAGAACGAACCAGCAGGGAGCATGCCGCACGCGCTGGAACGCTCCGCGAACCTGGACGACGTCGCGGACAAGTCCGCGGCGCGCAGCAACCTGGGCGTGTTCAGTCGGGACGAAACACGGCAGATGGCGCCGGCCGGGATGGTGGCCACCTTTGCCGGCCCGAACGCGCCTACGGGCTGGCTCAGGGCCAACGGCGCTCAGGTCGCCAAGGAGGCCTATCCTCATCTCTACGCGGCCATCGGCGACACCTACACGCCGGCTGGCCAAGCGCCCGGCGTTGGTGCGTTCTTCGTACCTGATCTGCGCGGCCTTTTCCCTCGTTTCCTGGACGACGGTCGCGGCCAGGATCCGGGCCGACCGCTCGGCAGCAATCAGGGAGACCAGCTCGCCGCGCACACCCATGCAGGCCGTACCAGCGAAGCTGGCGATCATGCGCACGATTCCTCCTTCGGCGAGGGCAACAAGTACACGGCAGCTGCCCCCTACGGCATGAGCCCGCACCGCCCTGGCAACCGCAACGCGGGCGCGAGCGGCGGCATCGACTACGACAACTATGCCTGGCAGACATCGACCGATGGCCGGCACGCACACGACTTCGTGACCAGCGCAGCCGGCGGCAACGAGACACGCCCCAAGAACGTAGCGCTGCTGGCGTGCATCAAGTACTGACCATGGCAACCCGAACCGTCTACCTCGTGGATACCGCCGGCCTGTTGGCCGGTACCGCCCAGGCCGATGAATCGCCGCAGCAGCCGGGCACCTGGCTGCTGCCGGCCGGTGCGGTAGAAACTCCGCCGCCCATCGATGTGCCGCCCGGGCGCTGGCCTCGCTGGATCGGCGGCTCGTGGGTGCTGGCCACCGCGCCACGGTCGCGCATCGCAACGCTGTAACTGCCGCTGCTACACCCCATGCGCCGTGCGCGCCCTCGCGCGCACGAGCAGCATGGGGATATGGCACTCGACCTCGCCCGCCTTATCTCCAATCTGATCCGAAACGGCTTCGTTTCGGCGGTGGACGTGGATGCAAAGCTGTGCCGCGTCACCTCCGGCGAGCTGACCACCACCTGGATCCAGTGGCTCACCCTGCGCGCAGGCGCCACGTCCACTTGGTCTGCGCCCTCGGTGGGCGAACAGGTCATCTTGCTTTCTCCCGAGGGCGACACCGCCAACGCTGTTGCGCTATGCGGGCTGAACTCTGACCAGTTCCCCGCCCCGGCCGGCAGCGATGCGCTGACCCTGATGCGCTTCGCCGATGGCGCAGTGCTGCGCTATGACGCGCAGGCACACGCACTGGCCGCGCAGCTGCCGCCCGGTGGCACCTTCGCTGTCACCGCAGACGGCGGCACCACCATCAACGGGCCGCTGACCGTCAACGGGGAGACCACGCTCAACGGCAACACCGCCGTGGTGGGCGATGCCTCGGTGACCGGTACCGCCACCGCCCAGGTCGACGTGGTTGGCGCCGGCAAGAGCCTCAAAGATCACAAGCACACCGCTGTGCAGGCCGGCAGCGGCGTCTCGGGGCCGCCGCAATGAGGGGGATGTCCGCCACCACCGGCCGCGCCATCGATGGCGCCGCGCATCTGGCGCAGTCAATCGCCGATGTGCTGACCACCCCGCTCAACACCCGCGTGATGCGGCGCGACTACGGTTCGTTGCTGTCCGAGCTGGTCGACCAGCCGTTCAACGGGCAGACCCGCACGCTGCTGTTCGGCGCGGTGGCCACGGCGCTGATGCGTTGGGAGCCGCGGATCCGCATCAAGAAGCTCTCCATCTCGCAGGGCGATGCGCCCGGCGCGTTTGTCCTGGACGTGGAAGGCACCCGAACCGACGTCACCCAGGGCAGCGGCTACACCCGCCTGACCATCCCCCTCCGCTTCCGCTAATTGGAGATAACCCATGGACTACCACCACGGCGTCCGCGTCATCGAAGTAAACACCGGCGTCCGCCCCATCCGCACCGTGGCCACCGCCGTCATCGGCCTGGTGGTCACCGGCGATGCTGCTGACGTGACCGTGTTCCCGCTCAACAAGCCGGTCGTGCTGACCGACATCGCCACCGCCATCGGCAAGGCCGGCGCCACCGGTACGCTGAAGCCGTCCCTCGAAGCGATCGCGGACCAGACCAACCCGGTGCTGGTAGTGGTACGCGTCGAGGAAGCAGACAACGACGGCGAGCAGACGCTCGCAGTGATCGGCGGCAAGACCGGTGGCGAGTACACCGGCCTGCAGGCGCTGCTGGCCGCTGAGGCGCAGCTCGGCGTCAAGCCGCGCATCATCGGCGTCCCCGGCCTGGACACCCAGCCGGTAGCCGCAGAACTGGGCGTGGTGGCCAAGAAGCTGCGTGCCATGGCCTACATCAGCGCGGGCACGGCCAAGACCGTCACCGAGGCCACTGCCTACCGCGAGCAGTTCGGTGCTCGCGAGCTGATGATCATCTGGCCGGACTTCACCGCGCTGGACAGCACCAGCGGGCAGATCGGCCCCGCCTTCGCCGTGGCCCGTGCGCTGGGCCTGCGCGCCCTGATCGACAAGGAACAGGGCTGGCACAAGAACCTGTCCAACGTCACCGTGGCTGGCGTCACCGGCATCTCCCGCGACGTGCACTTCGACCTGCAGGATCCGGCCAGCGACGCAGGCCTGCTCAACGCCGGCGACGTGACCACCCTGGTGCAGATGAACGGCTACCGCTTTTGGGGCTCGCGCACCTGCAGCGATGATCCGCTGTTCGCCTTCGAGACCGCCACGCGCACCGCTCAGATCCTGGCCGACACCATCGCCGATGCCATGGCCGTGTACGTGGACAAGCCGATGCATGCCTCCCTGATCAAGGACATCATCGAGAGCATCAATGCCAAGTTCCGCGAGCTGAAGGCCAGCGGCTACCTGATCGACGCCAAGGCCTGGTACGACCCGGACGTGAACACCCAGACCACGCTGGCCTCTGGCGGCCTGGTGATCGACTACGACTTCACGCCGGTCCCGCCGCTGGAAAACCTGCAGTTGCGCCAGCGCATCACCGACAAGTATCTGGCCGGCTTCGCTTCGGCCATCGCCAACTGACCCCCTTCGCCGGCGGCGGTTGCGCCTGACCGCCCCGGCACCGTTTCGGAGATACCCACATGGCACTGCCCCGCAAGCTCAAAGGCTTCAACGTATTTTCCGCCGGCGAGAGTTTCCTCGGTGAAGCCAAGACCATCACCCTGCCCGAACTGAAGCGCCTCATGGAGGCCTACCGTGGTGGCGGCATGAGCGGCCCGGTCAAGATCGATCTGGGCCAGGATGAGATCCAGCTCAAGGTCGTCTACGGCGGCTTCATGAAGTCGATCCTGCGCCAGTACGCAGCGACCACGCACGACGCCGTGCAGCTGCGCTTCGCCGGCGGCTACCAGCGCGACGACAGCGGCCTGATGGATGCGGTCGAGATCGTCGTTCGCGGCCGCCACGAAGGCTTGGAGTTCGGCGATGCCGAAGCCGGCTCAGACACCGAGTTCACCGTCACCACGGCCTGCAGCTACTACAAGCTGACCTGTAACGGCGAAGTCCTGGTCGAGATCGACCTGATCAATATGGTCGAGAACGTTGGCGGCATCGATCGCCTGCTGGCACTTCGCACCGCCATCGGCGCCTAACCACCTGACCCGCGCCGGGCGCGCCCCGCCCGCTCGCATCCCATTACCTGTTCCCTCGGAGAGACACCATGACCGCCACCACCATCCCCACCATCGAGCCCAAGGCTGCCCGCAAGGCCAACGTCACCCTCGAAGAGCCGTTGCAGCGTGGCGACTCCCTGGTCAAGTTCGTCGAAGTCCGCCGCCCGGGCGCCGGCGAACTGCGCGGCCTGAAACTGGTCGAGGTCCTGAACATGGACGTCACCGCGCTGTGCACCCTGTTGCCGCGCATCACCAACCCGACGCTCACCGGTGCGGACGTGGTCGGTCTGGACCCGTCCGACCTGCTGCAGTTCGGCATGGAAGTGGCCGGTTTTTTCATGACGCGGGAACAGGCAGCTGCCCAGGGCTACCCGACCGCGTAGAGGACGCGATGGCCGACGTGGCCAGCATCTTCCACTGGGGACCGTCGGAGATGGACCGATGGTCGGCAGAGGAACTGATGGAGTGGCGCGAGCGCGCCCGGCAACGCAGCGGCGCCCCCGATTGAGGGCGCCGTTTTACTTACGGAGACCTGGTAGATGAGTGAAAACATGCGGCTGCGCGTCCTGCTGGATGCGGTCGACAAGGCCACCGGGCCGATGCGGCGCATCCTGGGCGGTAGCAAGACCCTCACCGAATCGCTGCGCACGCAACGGGAAGCCCTGCGCGGGCTGAATGCCCAGCAGCGGGACATCGCAGCCTTCCGCGAGCAGGCCGACGCATCCCAGCGCGCTGCAGCGGCGCTGAAAGCACAGCGCGTTGTGGTGAAGCAGCTGGCCCGGGAGATCAAGTCGGCCGGCCAGCCCAGCGAAGAGCTGACCCAGCGCTTTGAGGCCGCCCAGCGCTCGGCTGGCCGGATGAAGTACCAGTTCCAGCAGAGCGAGAAGCGGCTGCAGGTGTTGCGCGGCCAGCTCACTGCCGCCGGCGTCAGCACCCGTGACCTGGGCGCCCACGAGCGCCGCCTGCGCACCGACATTGGCAGTGCCAATGCTGCGATCGAGCAGCAGCAACGACGCCTGGCCGGCTTGGCCGCCGCGCAGAGACGCGCACAGGCCGTCCAGAGCGCCGGGCTGAAGGCCACAGCGCTTGGTGCCGGCATGGCCATTGGCGGGCGTCAGGCGCTCGGCGCGGCCATGCTCCCGGTCAGCGAAGCGGTCGGCTTCGAGTCAGCCATGGCCGACGTGCGCAAGGTGGTGGATTTCGATACCCCCCGGCAGTTCGCCCAGATGGGCCTGGACATCGAAGACCTGTCGCGCCGCCTGCCGATGGTGCCCACCGAGATCGCCAAGATCGTCGCCGCCGCCGGTCAGGCATCAATCCCGCGCAAGGAGCTGCTGCGGTTCGCAGAGGACGCGACCAAGCTGGGCGTGGCCTTCGATACCACCGCCGAAGACGCCGGCCAGACCATGGCCACTTGGCGCACCGCCTTCCGCATGGGGCAGGCCGAGGTCGTCACCTTGGCCGACAAGATCAACTACCTCGGCAACACCGGCCCAGCCAGCGTCCAGAAAATCAGCGACGTGGTGAACCGCATCGGCGCTCTGGGTGAGGTGGCAGGCCTGCAGAGCGGGCCGCTGGCGGCGCTGGGCGCGACCGTGGCGGGCATGGGCATAGAGTCGGAGGTATCCGCAACCGGCATCAAGAACATGCTGCTCACGCTCTCTTCCGGCGAGGCGGCAACGAAGCGGCAGCTGGTCGCCTTCGACCAGCTGGGCCTGAGCGCCAAGTCGATGGCGCAGGACATGCAGAAGGATGCAGGCGGGGCGATCCTCAACGTGCTGGAGCGACTGAAGAAGCTGCCGGCAGCGTCCCAAGCGGCGACCATGACCACGCTGTTCGGCCGCGAGTCCATCGGCGCCATCGCACCGCTGCTGACGAACCTCGACCTGCTGAAGACCAACTTCGACAAGGTCACCGACGCGCAGAAGTACGCCGGGTCCATGGAGCAGGAATACGCCGCGCGCGTGGCCACCTCCCAGAACGCCATGCAGCTGGCAAAGAACACCGCGTTGGTGATGGCCGGTACGCTCGGCCGCACGCTGCTGCCTGACATCAAGGCCGCTTCCGAGGCGGTGGCCAAGGTGGTCGGCCGCTTCATCGACTGGACCCGGCAGAACCCACAGCTGGCACGTGCGCTCACCATCAGCGCCGTCGCCGGCGCCGCCCTGGTCACGGCGCTGGGCGGCCTGCTTACCGTGGGCGGTCTGGCCGCGATGGCCTTCGGCCAGATCCACGGCGCAATCGCGCTGCTGTCAGGCGGTGGCGGTATTGGCGCGCTGGTCGCCCGCTTCGGGACGCTGGCTGGCCAGGTGCTGCCCACCCTGCTGAACGTGGGTCGCGCCCTGATGGTGCTGCTGGGCGGGGTTAGTCTGCCGGTGCTGGCCATCGCCGCGGCGGTCGCCGTCGTGGCGGCGGTGGTCTGGAAATACTGGGGGCCAATCAAGGCCTTCATGGTCGGCGTTTGGCAGGGCCTGCAGGAAGCATTCGCGCCCGTGCTGGCCGAGCTGCGCACCGCGCTGGCTCCGCTCGCACCGCTCTGGGATCAACTCTCGGCGGCCATTGGCAAGGTGTGGGACTGGATTACACAGCTGTTTACCCCGTTCCAGGCGACCACCGAGCAGCTGGAAGGCGCCACCAGCGCTGGACGGACCTTCGGGCAAATCCTGGGCGTGGGCCTTACGGTGCAGCTGCGCATGGCGGTGAAGGCCATCGGGTGGCTGGTCACGGCGGCCACCACCATGCAGGCGGTGGTGATGCGCGTGGTAGGCGGCCTGGGGCAGTACCTGGGCGGCGCATGGTCGTTGATCGTGGGGTTGTTCACTGGCAACGGTCAGCGCATCACCCAAGGCCTGCAGAGCATGTGGACCGGCATCAACACCCTGATGGCGAGCTGGCCAGCGCGGATGATGCAGGCCGGTACCGATATGGTCATGGGCCTGGTCAACGGCATCCGGTCGAAGATCTCGGCGGCCACTTCGGCCGTGTCCGGTGTCGGCCGGGGCGTGATCGACCAGTTCAAGGGCATGCTGGGGATCCACAGCCCCTCACGCGTCTTCGCCCAGCTGGGCGGGTTCACCATGCAGGGGCTGGCCAACGGCCTGCAGGCGGGCCAAGGAGGCCCCCTGTCGGCGCTGGAGGGCATCACCCGCCGTATCCAGCAGGTGGGCGCTGGCGCGGCGCTGGCGGCCTTGGCGGCCCCGGTGGGAGCAGTGGACACTCGGCCTCCCGTATCGGCCGCTCGCAGCGCGCCGTCGGCGGCACCTCAGCAGATCGTGATCAACATCTATCCGCAGGCCGGGCAGGACGCCGGCGACATCGCTCGCGCGGTTCGCGCCGAGTTTGAAGCACTGCAACGACAGAAACAGGCACGCGGCCGCTCCGCGTTGGCCGATGGGGAGTAACGACAGATGATGATGTGCCTTGGAACCTTCGTTTTCTCGCTTCGCGATGGCGCGTATGAGCAGCTGACACATGACCTGTCCTGGCGGCACGCCCGCACCGAACGCGTGGGCGCGATCGCTGCCTCGCAGTTCGTTGGGCCCGGCGATGACAGCATCCAGCTGAGCGGACTGATCGCCCCGCCACTGACCGGCCAGTACTCTTCCCTGGCCACCCTGCGGGAGATGGCAGACACCGGCCGCCCGTGGGCGCTGGTGACCGGTGATGGCCTGCTGCTGGGTGCGTTCGCCATCACCACGCTGAAGGAGACACAGAGTCTGTTCTTCCCCGACGGCACACCGCGGAAGGTCGAGTTCCAGCTCGGCCTGGAGCGTGTGCCCGATGAAGCCATGGCGGAGGCCCAGCCATGACCAACCGCATGGGCTACCCCATCCCCGCGTGGCGCGTCACCCTGGGCGGCAGCGACCTCACCGACCGCATCGCCCCTCGCCTGATCGAGCTGACACTGAAGGAATGCCGGGGCGGCGAGGCTGACCAGCTGGATCTGCGGATCCACGACCATGACGGGCGCATGGCACTGCCGCGCAAGGGCGTCACCATCGCAGTGGCGATGGGGTGGCGAGACGGCGGCCTGGTGGACAAGGGCACCTTCGTGGTCGATGAGGTCGAACACAGCGGCCCGCCAGACATCATCACGATCCGCGCCCGTAGCGCGGAGCTGACCAAGACCATGCGGACCCGGCGTGATCGAAGCTGGCACGACACCACCGTCGGGGCGGTCATCAGCGCGATCGCCGGTGAGCACAGTCTGCGTGCGCGGGTGGCATCGGACTTGGCCAACTTGGATCTGGATCACCTGGACCAATCCAACGAGAGCGACGTGGCGCTGCTCACCCGGCTGGGGAAGCGCTTCGATGCGGTGGCCACGGTCAAGGCCGGCTCGCTGTTGTTCGCCCCGATCGACAGCGGCACCACACCCGCTGGTATCGAACTGCCGCTCGCATCGATTACGCGCAGTGACGGGGACAGCCACAGGTTCAGTGCGAGTGAGCGAGACACCTACAGCGGCGCACGCGCGTACTGGAACGACAAGAAAGGCGCCCGCCGCAGGTCGGTGCTGGTGGGCACGGCCACCAACGCCAAGACGCTGCGGGAGACCTTCGACAGCGAGCGAACCGCGCGGGAGCATGCGGATGCCGAATGGAAGCGCGTGCAGCGCGGCGCGGCAAAGCTGGAGTACTCGCTGGCGCTGGGCCGGGCAACCCTCTACCCCGAGCAGCGCATCGACGTGTCCGGATTCAAGCCCGACATCGATGACCGCACCTGGCTGATCGCCGAGGCAACCCACAGCATCACGGGCAGCAGCGGCTTCACCACTTCACTGGTGCTGGAAACCTCAATTTCCACTGGTAGCCCTTTCGACACTGCAAGCGATGCCTCCAGTGATGCTCAGGCTATCTAGCAACATCCTTGAAAACATTGGAACAGTAATTTCGCCACACGGCATCCTGAACCTGGACAATGATCTCCCGCCGCGTGGCGTTGAAGAACACCGTCTCAAGAACGCTCTGCGGCACAAAGATCCCGACAGAATTGTGCGCGGCCACTTCGCATGGAAAGAGGTCATCAAAGCCGTAGTTGCGGAGGCTCGACATCACCCAACCAGGATGGCCGTCGAGCCTCTTGTAAGCCCACGCGTCCTTGATCTTTGCCATCAAGCCCACCTTGCGCCACGGATACAGCAACGTTACGGCTCCAACATGGACAACGTGGGAGGAAAGATTCTGGATTGAAATATGGCAACCGGTTTGCCCATCTTCTAGGGCACATACAACAACAACTTTGATATTTGGTCGGCTCGACTTCCACTGCCAAAAGAACACCACAGTGGAGAGCAGCGCAGCGTAAAGAGCGATGATATCGGTGACACTCATGGAGTTCGGCCCCGTTTTCATGTACTGACTGTTTTTTGCGGATCGTGGCTAGAGCATCCCTCGCTCTGCGACTGGCTTCGGAGGCACCAGCGGCTCTATGACTTGTTCGGCCATCAAGGTAACCCTACGCCTTAGCCTACGCAGGCTCCCGATCAAAGAGCATGCCGTTGAGGGTGTACTTTCTTTTCTTGTGGTCCAAATAGCGATAGGCGCCCTGCTTGGGACCACTGGAATTAGACCAGCCGGACAGGTCTTTCCACTTCGCTTGATCAAGACGGTCCACATACTCGATCGGATAGTCGAGGAAGCCCATGATCACCTTTACGGAATTAACCTCCAAGTTGAGCGACACAGGCTCCCGCACATTGTGATTGTCGCTTACCGCCTGGACATGCACTCCGCCCGATGTGGCGATCGCGAGCTGGTCAAGAGTGTACTTGGTAGTTTCCCAGTCCTTCACCCCAAAAAAGAACGCGGGGGGCAGCGCGGGTCGCTCAGGCCCATCTGTTTTCTGGCTCAGAACCTCGTAGAGTCTAGCCCGAACATCATCCTCAGCCAGCTCGTATGCCAGCCGGTATTCTTCTGTCGTGATGGACTGAGTTAGATGCTTCACATTGAGTATCAGCCTCGCCGCGCGAATCCAGGTGATCCGGTCGTTGTTGCGGTCCTTGAGGAGATTGTGGGCCGATTCAAGCCCTTGCTTGCACTGCTCGTAAATGATTCTCGAACGCGCATCGGCACGATCACGTTCGATTTTTCCCTTGTCTCTAGCAAAAGCCAGCACAGCAATGAGCACACCGGTAGCAGCCACAGTGGGCGCCACAAGATCCTTGGATGATGCGAGAGCCGCACCGAGGGTCGAGTCGCGCACAATCGCAACTACTAACACGACGATCATTACTATCCACATAGACGATGCCAACAGAATTCCGAACCTTACGTCGTTGCCGCCTGGTGCCCTCTTCGACTTAAGGTCGGTGTTGCAAGCCCACCTGATAAATTTTTCCACCCCGATCGAGGTTGCTTTGTTTATGTAGTAAACAGTCGATTTCATAGTCGCTATAGCTCAATATTCTTCCGGCATCACTGCCATTTGCGCTTACGTAGGATGATCCGCATTGACCTCGCGAGCACCCCTTCAAAAGTGACGGTGTTTGAACGAACTACGATCCCCGCGACGAGGAAGAAGGCCGCGTGCGTAAGGTGCGATGCCGGCTGGAGATCGGCAAGTGGGAGTGCCAACCATGCCTGCCATATCGCAACGGTGAGCAGGGCAGTGGCCAACGGTCCGTTACCAGCCCTCCGCTCATTGCCTTGATCGTCTTGCCGCACGTGCTTTGCCGCGATGGGGCATGTGATTTGTACATGCCCAGTGAACACCTGCCCGATGGTTGCACCATCAAACACCGTAGTACCGCTGCACCGGCAACCCGCCGGCAAACCGTTATCCGTACTGCTACACCGCATAGTCCTTCACACTCCAATCGCGCACTCTCGCGCCCCCTGTTGGAGAGAAGTAAACCGGGTCCAGTACGGAATAAAAGTTAGCGCGCGGGCTTCTTGGTTGCGCCGCTGCCTTTGACGGTCAGCTTCTGATTGCGCAGATCCACATCGCCGCTGAACTGCTGGCCGATGGTGGCGTCGGTGAAGGTTGTGCGCGGTGCGGCGCCAAGGGCGCTCGCATGCGACACGCTACCGGTCAATGCCGTCAACGCGGCAGCACGGGCCGGAGCGGGCGCAGCGCGCCAGGCGTCCAGCAGTTCCACGTCGGCCGGTGCCAGGCGCTCGCGGTTGCCGGTCAATACGTATGCAACATCTGTGCCTAATTCATGGGCCGCAGCGAGGTAGGACGCACTCGCGCCGACACTGTCCTGCTCGTAAAAGATCTGGGTGCGCTTGGTCACTCCGCACGCCACAGCCATCACCTCCTGGGTAAGGCCCAGTCGCTTCCTTTCTTCCTTAAGCCTTGTGCCCACACTCACGCTCAAATCTCCTTGACAGGTGAATGATCTTTCACCAACATTGGTGAAAGAAGTTTCACTAACAGCTCGCTTAGCTTTTACACAGGGGAAACGGAATGGCTGCAAAACGGACTGGTGTAAAGAAGCTACGCACACCAGAGCAAGCCCGACAGCATCTTCGCGACAACGGGATCACTGTCGTTGAGTTCGCTCGGCAAAACGGCTTGGATCGCCATGCGGTCAACGACGCGCTTCGGGGCGTCGGCAAGGGTAACTTCGGCAAGTCGCACGAAGCAGCCGTTGCGTTGGGCATCAAGCGCGACCCCAATTCTTGCACAAATCCCCCCACTTCCCGCCAGACACCCACGCGTGGCGCCAAGGCTGGCAAAGCTGCTGCAGCGAGGGCCGGGAGCGCGAAGAAGAAATGAGCGCTCCAACCAGCAGCCGCGCCACATTCTGCTGCGAAGCCTGCGATACGCCGTTGATCAAGCGCACCAGTCGGCTGCAGCACCGCCATCTGCGTTCGGATATCTGGGTGTGCCCGAACCCGGTGTGCGGGGCCAGCTATGCCGGCATCTCCGAGCTGACCAGTATCGCCAGCCCGAGCGGCATTCCGGACGCACCGTCGTGCGAGCTGCCGCCTACGCCGGCCTACCAGCGAGCGCTGCTGCAGATGGCATGGAAGCTTGAGCATGGCTCCAGGCAACTGGACATGCTCGATGCGATCGCGGTTGTCGAGAGCGCCCGGCAAGAATCCATGAGCACCAACGACCCACGGTCGCAGCAGCCCGCCGCGCCCTAACGGTCAGATCCAACGCTTCCCTATTGCTGGTCTGTCGGCCCTGCCGACGGTGACGGAGTACTGCGCTTTGAACGTTCTGCCCCTTGAAAACCGTTCCCACACTTTCCCTCAATCACCCTTGACTTCTTTGGGCATGGGGAGCAGAGTTTGCCGCAAGGAGGCTCAAAACTCCGAAATCACAGCGGCATCCGCGCCCGACAGCATCGCGGTTTTTTTGCGCCTGCATTTCGAGCGCACCGACGCTTTCTGCGTCGGGAGGGCGGCAGCCATACAACACCCGAAAGGGGAAAACTGCCCGCCGGTCTGTGATCCGGTTTTGAGCCTCCCGACACCCTCGGTGCGACGACTCAAAACGTCTCCCCGAGGAAAATCCTCGATCACAGGAGACGTCTCCATGGCGCATGACGCCCATCCCACGCCCGGCTCCAGCCCGGCGCGTCAGATTTCGCTTGTCTTCGGCTTCATCGCCGACACCCTCGAATGGCCCCATGCCGACTACCAGGCGCTGATCGTGCGCCTGGAGGCCACCGGCAAGCCCGTGCTGACCATCACCCTCGATGATGTCCTGACTGCCTACACCGCGCAGCTGAAGGCACGCGGCGGCGAGGTCGGCGGCACCCGGGGGGCGCACTGATGTCCACTTCAGATGCGCAAGCCACACATGCGCTGCGCCCCGTCATCGAACTGGATACGCCCGTCACCGGCGTCGTCCTGCGCTGCTCCTTCGACCAGCGCGGCATGTTGTACCTGGCCCTCGTACACCTCGCCAGCGATGCAGCCTTGACCGTTTCGGCGCACACCACCAGCAGTGTCCGGGCTGCGGCCACCCATAGCCTGCAGTGCGGCTCGATGGTGTACCTACTCGCCGCCGGCGAGGCGGAGCGATTCCTTACGTGGCTCCGCAACGGCGGCAGCACCCCGACCGGAGTGAACTGATGGACAAGCGTAATCACCTCCCTCCCATGCGTAACCCCGGCCCGATGCCGGCGGATCACGCCCAGGTGGTCACCAGCGACGACTACGACCGGCTGTGGCGCATCGCGTATGCCGTGGAGTTGCTCGCCGCGCTGCCGGCCGAGGCCGCGAAGGTGCTGGGAATCACCGCCGACCATACGTCGGCCGTCGCTGAGTACATCTCCGACGACCTGCGCGGAATCCTCAGCCGCTCCACCCCCGTAGACGAATAACTCAGTACCGCCCTGGTCCTGCGGCGCGCCAACGCCGCTGGTACCAGGACACCCCGCTCAGGAGAGAGCCGTGCACCACCCAAACACCACCGCCACATCCGCGGCGAGAGGCTGACCTGGCCATGCAAGAAGACATCCGTCAGCAAGTCCTGCAGCGCGTGGAGCGGGACTACGGCCTCAAGCACCGCAGCAGCACCGACTACATGCGGGGGGGCAAGTGCCCCCACTGTGGCAAGAAGGAGCTTTACACCAGCTATTCCAAGCCGTGGGTGCTGCGCTGTGGCCGTCAGGCCAAGTGCGGCCAGGAAGTGTTCGTCAAAGACCTCTATGACGACCTGTTCGATGACTATTCCAAGCGCCATGTGCAGACTGAGGCCAAGCCCAACGCAGCGGCCGATGCCTACCTGCTGACGGCGCGCGGCTTCGATCTGCGGCCTCTGCAGGGCCTGTACACGCAGGACAACTATTACGACCGGCGGATCTCTGCCGGTACCGCCACGGTGCGATTCCCGCTGGCCAAGGGCGGCTGGTGGGAGCGGCTGATCGACCGCCCGCACCGCTTCGGCAAGCAGAAGGCTCGCTTCGCGCCTGGACAGAGCTATGCCGGCGTTTGGTGGGCTGCGCCAGCAGCCATCACCGCCCTGCGTGACGCACGCGAACTGTGGATCGTGGAGGGCATCTTCGACGCGATCGCGCACTTGCAGCACGGGAACTGCGCCGTATCGGCCATGTCGAGCAACGCCTTCCCCGAGGCTTCGCTGCGTGAGCTGGCCGCCTCCCGCCCGGGCAACCTGCCGACCCTGATCTGGGCACTGGACAACGAGCCGGGCGCGCGTGCGTACATCCAGCGGCACGCCAAGCGCGCCGAGAAGCTCGGTTTCAAGTGCAAGGCGGCGCAGATCGTTCAGCGGGATGGCAAGAAGACCGACTGGAATGACCTGCACCTGCGTGCCTTGGCCGCCGATGACCAGCAGGCACAGTGGGACGCCGACCTGGTCGAGGCTCGCTACCAAGGCGACCTGCTCATGGCGCGCACGGCCATGGACAAGGGTCTGATCGTCTACGGCCACGACAAGCAGACCGAGTTCCACCTGGAGCACCATTCGCGGCTGTACTGGTTCGAATTCGACCCGCAGCGGTTTGAGAAGCTGTGCCGCGATCGTGCCGTTGATCGTGACCTGAGTGACGACGACGAACTGGAGGCCGACGAGCTCGCCAAGATCCAGCGCGCCGCAGCATCTGTGCGCCAGATCGCCAACTGCTACCCAGAAGCGCTGTACTTCCAGCGCCATGAGGCCACCGATGAAAGCTGGTACTTCTTCCGCGTGGACTTTCCCCACGACGCTCCCTCGGTCAAGGGCACCTTCACCGGCCCCCAGGTGGCCAGCTCCACGGAGTTCAAGAAGCGGATCATCAGCTTGGCGCAGGGCGCGGTGTTCAGCGGCTCGGGCCACCAGCTGGACCGCATGATGGAAGACCAGCTGTTCAACATCAAAACCGTCGATACCGTCGACTTCGTCGGGTACAGCCCGGACCACGGGGCGTACATCTTCGGCGACATCGCAGTGCGGAATGGAGAAATCAGCCTGGCGAACGCCGAGGACTATTTCGAGTTCAACAAGCTGCGCCTCAAGACCACGCAGAAGTCCATCCGTATGGACATTCAACGCGACGCAGAGGCCTTCCGCACCGAGTGGCTGGAGTGGCTGTGGTTGTGCTTCGGCACACACGGCATGATCGCCCTGACGTTCTGGTTCGGGTCGCTGTTCGCCAACCAGATCCGCACCGCCCACAAATCCTTCCCCTTCCTCGAAGCCACCGGCGAGGCGGGCGCGGGCAAGACCACCCTGCTGACCTTCCTGTGGAAGCTGCTCGCGCGCAGCGACTACGAGGGCTTCGATCCGGCCAAGTCATCCAAGGCCGGGCGCGCACGCGCAATGGGCCAGATTTCGGGCATGCCGGTTGTGCTGCTCGAGGCTGACCGCGATACGCCCGACAAGGCCCATTCCAAGTCGTTCGAATGGGATGAGCTGAAGGACTACTTCGGCGGCGGCACCCTGGCCACGCGCGGCGTGCGCAATGGTGGCAATGACACCTACGAGCCGCCGTTCCGGGGCACGATCGTTATCAGCCAGAATGCGGCAGTCGACGCCAGCGAAGCGATCCTGACCCGCATCGTGAAGCTGCACTTCCGCAAGCCGACCGTTACCGCCGAGAGCCGCATCGCGGCCGACAACCTCAACGCGCTGCAGGTGGAAGACCTGAGCCACTTCCTGATCAAGGCGGTGCGCTCCGAGGGCCAGGTGCTCAAGAAGTTCAAGGAGCGCGTGACCTACTTCGAGGCCCGGCTGCGCGAGAAGACCGATCTGCGGCTGGAACGCGTCATCAAAAACCATGCGCAGATGCTGTCTCTGCTGGACTGTCTGCGTGACGTGGTGGAAATCCCCGAGCACATGGTCGTGGCAACGCGTGACGCCCTGGTCGCAGCGGCCATGGAACGTCAGATGGCCATCAGCGCCGACCACAAGATCGTCAACGAGTTCTGGGAGACATACGAGTATCTCGAAGGGCTGACCAACGGCGAGCGACCGATGCTCAACCACTCGCGCGACCCCCACAAGATCGCCATCAACCTCAACGAGTTCGTTGCCCAGGCGGCGAAGCACGGGCAGGCGGTGCCTGACCTGGTCGACCTACGCAAGCACCTGACCGATTCACGGCGCTACAAGCTCATCAGCGCCAACACCGCAGTGAACAGCAACATCCGCAACACCATGCTCGGCAGCAGCTTCACGGTGAAGTGCTGGGTATTCAAAGCGAAGTAAGGCGACGTGCAACAAAGCGGTCCGGCGGGCGGTGCGCCAACACCACCCCAAGGCCATCTACCAACAGAAGCTCAGGAGAGAGCAATGCACATGATGAACGGCGAAGCCGCAACCACCCACACATCTCCGCTGGATTCCAGCACCGGACCCGGGGCGGAGGCTATCACGGGTGTGGGGATTGTGGGGATTGATAGGGGGGACGGGGAAGACTGCAGCGCCACCCTGGTGCTGCACATCACCCACAACAAGGTGATCGTCACGGCGACTCTGAACATGGGCACGATCAAGGTGGCGCAGCGGGTGCTGGAGCGCCGCAAGGGCAACAGGAGCGGCTGGGTGGTCACGAAGGGCAGCGAGGAGTTCGCCCAAGACGCCGGCTGGATCTCGGCGGAGTTGGCCAAGCTGGCCGATCGCCTTCCCTTCCCCTTCGAGGTGGCCAACATGCTGCCGGGCCGCAAGGCCACGCAGGCTGCGGTGGCGCAGGCCGCCCAGGAGGTGGCCCATGGCTAAGTCCGTCGTGCTGTACGGCCCTCAGGGCAGCGGCAAAACGCTCCACGGCTCCGCTATCGCGAAGAATCTGGGCCTGCGCCAGGTGATCGACCTTGAAGACATCCAGCTGATGGGCGAGCGTCTGCAGCGGCAGGGCTTCCTGTACCTGTCGTGCAGCCAGTCGTACGCGCAGCGGGCGGCGAACCTACTCGGTACCGAAGTCGTCCACATCACCCATGCACTGACCGCCATCGGCGTGAATGCCGGGGAGGTGGCCCATGGCTGAGCTACTACTGGTCCTGATCGGCCCCGCCGCCGGCGGCGCACTGCTCTACCACCTCTGGACGACCCGGCCGGCGCCCCGGCGTCACAGCGGGTTGGCCGTGGGACAGATTCCGCAGCGGCTGCGCCGTCGCCCGCAGATGGCCGTGCGCCGCGCTGGGGGTGCAGCATGAACCTTGACCGAGTGATTCAGGTGGCTCTGTACGCCATACGCAATGACGGCACCGGCCCGCTGTCCACCGGCGAGGCGCTTACCGCCGCCCTGGTGCTGAACCGGCACGACTGGCTGACCGAGATGGACTACACCATCGCCCAGGCTCTTGATCGCATTGATGAGGACACCATCCAGCACCTGGCCGATGCCGCACGCAACGTCGCGGAGGGCTTCGATCATGGGTGAGGTCTTCGAAATCCGCCATGCCGGCCTGTTCGCAGGCCTCGGTGCTGGAGCCAAGGGGTTCAACCAGGCACGACCGGACATTGGTTCGGCGCGTGCCACGTTCCGGTGCATCGGCGGCATCGATGTGGATCCGGCAGCCATCGCCGACTTCGGGCGCATCGCCGGTGTACCGGGCACCGTCATGGATCTCTTCTCCCTGCACCAGTACCGCGCGTTCTGGGGCTGTGAGCCGCCGCCGGGCTGGCGTGAGGCTGGCACGGCCGACGTGCACCGCGCTTTCGGCTACGAGCACCCGCACGTCGTTTTCCTGTCGGCTCCTTGCAAGGGTTTCTCCGGGCTTATGTCGGAAACCAAGAGCAGGACCGCGAAGTACCAGGCACTCAACGAACTGACGCTGCGTGGCATCTGGCTCACTTTGGAGGCCTACAAGGATGATCCGGTCGAGATTCTGCTGTTCGAGAACGTCCCCCGCATCGCATCGCGCGGCCGCCACCTTCTGGACCAGATCACGCAGCTGCTCCGTGCGTACGGCTACGTGGTGGCGGAGACGACCCACGACTGCGGCGAGTTGGGCGGACTGGCGCAAAGCCGCAAGCGGTTCCTGCTGGTTGCCCGCCATGCCGAGAAGGTGCCGCCCTTCCTGTACGAGCCAGTGAAGCGCCCCCTTCAGTCGGTGGGTACGGTGCTCGGCCGCATGCCGCTCGCCGGCGACGTGGAGCGCGCAGGTCCAATGCACCGCGTCCCCTCGCTGCAGTGGAAGACGTGGGTGCGCCTGGCGTTCGTCGAAGCCGGCAGCGACTGGCGCAGCCTGAATCGCCTTGCGGTGGAAGACGGCGTGCTGCGCGATTACCTGATCCTGCCCGAAAGCCGCGGCGGATTCCTGGGCGTGCGTAGCTGGGACGACCACAGCGGCACCGTGGCAGGGGAAAGCCTTCCGTCCAACGGCGCGTTCAGCGTTGCGGATCCCCGTGCAGCTGCCGGTGCGCCGCAGTACCAGCAGTACGGCGTGATGAGCATGGGCGACACCGCTGGCGCGGTGATCGGCGTCAAATCGCCTGGACAAGGTACGTTCTCTGTCGCTGACCCCCGCCACGGTGGCCCGGCCAAGCACAACAACGAGTACCGCATCGTGGCCTGGCAGGGCGCTGCAGGCGCCGTTACCAGTGCGCATGGCTCTGGCCAGTGCGTGCAGGATCCTCGATCGCATGGGGTGTTTGAGGGCGCTGGAAAGTACCCGGTGGCGCCATTCGACGCACCTTCGCGGACCGTGATCGCGCGTAGCGACACCGGCCACGGGGCGTACGCCGTCGCGGATCCCCGCCCGGCCAATCAGCGCCAGCAGGGCGACGCCTATCTGACCAACGGCCACTACGGCGTGGTGCAGTGGGATGCGTCGAGCGGGGCTGTCAGCGCGGCAGCGGGCCATGACAACGGGAAATGGTCGGTTGCGGATCCCCGATTGCCCGACGCGCGCAAGAACCTGGTGTGCGTGATTCGGAGCACTGACGACACGTGGCACCGCCCGTTTACCACCTTGGAACTGGCCGCCCTCCAGTCGTTGATCGAGCCTGAAGAGAAGCTGGAGCTGGATGGGCTGAGCGATCAGGCATGGCGCGAGCGGATCGGCAACGCTGTGCCGCCGTCGTCTGCCCAGGCCATCGGTGAAGAGATCGGCCGCACGCTGCTGCTGGCCTGGACGGGGCAGACCTTCGCGCTGTCCAGCACGCCGATCTGGGTGCGCGACGTCGCTGTGGCAATGTCACTTCCTGCCGGGGGTTCCGCATGACTCAACGCGAGTACTCGCCTACCCGGCCTCTGCACGCGTGCCCGCAAGGCCACAAGGCTCGTTACATGCTCGACGGGCGCCGTTTGGAGGCCAAGGGTGGCCACTTCATCGAATGCCGCTGCAGCAGCACGCAGAAGTGCGCAACGTTCGACCTGGCCTGGGCGCACTGGCACAAGATGCACGGTCTCCGTCCTGAAGAAGCCCCGGCAGCAGCGGCGAGCAATGTGGTGCAGCTCGGGCTGCGATTCACGGGGGGCGCGGCGTAATGCAAGAGGTCGTGCCCTTCTCTGCCCTGCAGCGGCTGTGCCGGCCTGCAGGTCCGGTACCGAGGGTCTCCACGGTCTGCCGTTGGGCAGACCGTGAGGGAATCCGGTACAAGTACGACGCGCAGGGCGGCATATGGACCACCGGGGCGGCGCTCAACGCCGCTCTCGGGCTGGGCAGTGCTGGCCCTGAGATGGAACGTGAAGAGGATTTGATCTGATGGGTGTCGGCAGGAAGCGCAAGTTCAACCCGGATATTCCGGCGCATATCGACCAGCTCGCGCTGCCGCGCGGGATCTACTGGCACGACGGCCGCTGGTTCATCTACACACCGCACGCTGAGGGTGGGCGACGTGTTCGAAAGACTGTCGCCTACCGAAGCGCGAGGCTTTCGGATCTGCACGCCATCGTTGAAGCCCAGGTCAACGGGCATCAGCGAGGCACCTTGCGCTACCTGTTCGACCGCTTCCACGAATCCATGGAATTCAAAGAGCTGACCATCGGCACCCAAGCTGACTACCGGCGCTACGCTGACGCGTTGTCAGCCTACGTTCGCCGAGATGGCAGCAGTCTGGGCGACGTGCAGGTCGAACGGATCACCACACCGGTGGTGCAACGTCTGGTCGAGGTGTTCGCGATGGGGCGGCCAGCCAATCGCCAACAACCGTCGCTGCCCGCGACACCCAGCAAGGCCAATCACCAGTTCCGCTATCTGCGCCGCACGCTCGCGTGGGGCGTCCGCAACGGACACTGCACCCACAACCCGGCCGCCGGCGTTCGACAGGCCAAAGAGGCCAAGCAACACCGCATGCCGACGCCAGATGCCTACGACGTTGTCCTGGCGTTCGCACGAGCGCGCGGCGCGTTTCCATCGCACACGAAGGGCAGCTGCCCTGCATACATCGCCCCGGTCATGGTGCTGGCCTACAGTGCGCGACTGCGTGGCATCGAGGTATGCACACTGACGGACGCCCACCGGCTACAGGAGGGCGTCCATGGCCAACGCAGGAAGGGATCACGCGATTCCGTGACCGAGTGGGATGACGCGATGACTGACGCTTGGGAAGAACTGGCCGCGCGTCGCAGCGCGATATGGAATCGCGAGGGCCGGAACTTCGCAGTGCCGCTGAGGCCCGAGCATCGCGTTCTACTGGTCGAGCAGACGGGCAACCCGATGGCAAAGTCGTCGCTGGAAAGCGCCTGGCAGCGCTTCATCACCATGGCCATGCGCGAGGGTGTCATCGAGAAACAGGATCGCTTCTCGCTCCATGGCCTGAAGCACCGAGGCGTCACGGATACCGTAGGCAACCGCGGCGACAAGCAGGATGCGGCGGGCCATCAGTCGCCCACGACGACAGGGCGCTACGACCACGCTCTGCCCGTCGTGAAACCTCCACGACGCCGCTAATTTTTCCGGTCATTGTTCCGCTAGCTCTTATCAGGCACTTCGGGGAAACCCTAAGTGCCTGATTTCTTTGGTGGGCCCAGAAGGATTCGAACCTTCAACCAAAGGATTATGAGTCCTCTGCTCTAACCGTTGAGCTATAGGCCCTTGCGGCTGCACAGTGTAGTGGAGCCCCCTGCACGCTTTCCACTGCACACCCAAACATCATCCAAAACGCTGCCCCATCGCCTGCACCCGGCGTGCATTCTCCGCCGCCAGCTCGCGCAGTACCGCCGAGCGCAGCAGCGTCGATCCCGCCACGCGCTGCCAATAATCCGCTGCCAGCGGTGCCGCCCACTGCAGGTACGCAAGCTGGCCGCTGCGCTCCGGGGCGACGGACGCCAGCGGCGTGGGCGCGCGCAGTACCCCGGTGCGCGAAGGCGCCAGTGACATCGGCAGCATGTCGTAGACCGGTGCCAGCGCCAGCGGGCCGCGATCGACCAGGTGAAAGCCGAGATTGCCCTGATGCATGTCGCTGTTGCCGATAAGCCGGCCAAACGCGTGCAGTCTGCCCATGGTGGCCTGCGCGTCGCGATCTACCCAGCCCTGCGACAGCAGCGCGTCGCCTGACGTTCCCCAGTCCAGGATCGCATCGCCCACGAAGGCCGATGACAACGCCAGTAACGAGACGAAACCACGCCTCCCGAGCACGTCGACGGTGCGGTCGAAGCGCTGCACCTCCAGGAAGGTATGCGTGTCGGTCTGGAGGATCTCCGAGGCTGCCGCCTGCATGCCGGCGTCGCGCAGGCACTGCAGGGCCAGGTGCTCGCAGACCAGCAGGTCCGCCCAGCGCTCTGCGGCCTGCCCTGCGGTGGGCTGCGCGAACTTGACCAGCGCCGCGTAGCGGCCACCGTCATGCTCCACCGTGGCGGTGAACTTCGGTTGCTCGCCACCGGGCGACGAGCCGACGTCTTCGCCTTCCAGTGCAGTCGCGGCACGCTCGGGATAGCGGCGTGCACGTTCCCCCGCCGGAACCCGGTCACCGGGCGCGTCCAGCCCGCGCAGCGCCATCTGCACCGCATCGCCGCCGAGCAGGAGGTCACCGATTTCAGTTCCGCCTGCACGGACGAGTGCCTGTAGGGTATCGGCCAGCTGCCATCGGTTGAGGTCGTCGGGAACGCCCAGATCCCGGCCGCGACGATGCGCGAAGGTGCGACCGAGAAATCCCTGCGGACGCAGGTCGTCCAGGTACCACGGCAGCCCCGGGAAGTGGCCTTCGACCGTCTCGTCCGGCGAACGGGTCAGATTCGGGCGCGCGGCGTTGACCGCGACGTGGAAGGTGTCGCCCGTGAGTGCCACGACCGTGCCCAGCTCTTCGAGGCTGGCATCGGGCCGCAGCCGGAACAGCGGCCATTCGCTGCCCGCTGCGGTGTACTGCCGGACCGCATAGGCCGTGGCGCGGGTGCGGCCAATCCGGACGATGCGCTCCCCCGCCTCGGCCACAAGACGACTCAAGGTTGTGCGGGTGACCCCGAGGCGATCGATGAGATCGGCCGCGGACACCACCTCCCCGGCAGGCAGGCTGTCGAACAGCGTCTGGAGCTGAAGCGTGCGGGGACGGGCCATGACCTGGGTTTTGAGACGAATTAAGTTACGAATCTATACGCCAACTTCTGGTCGATCGCAAGCCACATCAATTCATAACTAATTGATTGATATATGTTCAATCCCAGCGTAGGCGTACAGAACCCCGAAATTAAGGTACGAAACGAGAAACGTAATATCAGCTCGACCTACCGGTCTTCCAGCCGCTTCATCAGCCGCTCCAGCCGCTCCTCAACCGCCCGGCTGCCGTAAACGCCCCGCAGGCTGTCGGCCGGGGTGGCGCACTGCCCGTTGTCGGTCACCACCAAACTCGAGCCCTGCAGCGAGGCTCGCGCCTCGCAGGGCGCCTCACCCAGGAACAGTTCTTCACCCATCGGCTCGGCGCTGCCAATCAGCCTGCCGGCGCCCTTGCCACCCGGTGGCAGCATGCTCATCTGCAGCGTGCGTCCCTCGGACCGGATCTCCAGCACGCGACCACCGCGCCCGTCCCAATACCCCAGCCAGCTGGTGAAGTCGGTTTCGGCCATGTGCCCGGTCTTCATGACACGCTCGGCTGGCGCCCAGCCCGCCACGTCCTTGCCAGGGGGAAGCACCTGCACGCAGTAGTAGTCGTTCCAGCGGCTGCCGATCACCAGGCTGCTGCCCGGTTCGACGTCATCGCCGCTGCGGCAGCCGTCCTGCGGCGTGTCCAGGCAGCCGGGGCGCTCCCCGACCAGCGCAACGTTGCCGGCATCCACGACGCGGCCGACCGTGAGGTCGGGTTGGGTCTGGAAGAAATCCGCTGCGTTGCAGGTAGGCTGCCGAGGCTCCGCGGCCAGCGCGGCGAAGGGGCACAGAGCAAGGACAAGCACGCTTTTTTTCATCGTCATTCCATTGATCCACAGGTGTAAAGCGACGCGCATCCTACCGCATCCGCATGCGGGCCCGCTGCGCACGCGGCGACACCTGCCGCCCCAAAAAACAAACCCCGCTTGCGCGGGGTCTGTCGGATTTCAACGCGAACTGCCGGGATCGATCAATCGATATCCAGGAAGCTGCGCAGCTGCTCGGACCGGCTCGGGTGACGCAGCTTGCGCAGCGCCTTGGCTTCGATCTGGCGGATACGCTCGCGGGTGACGTCGAACTGCTTGCCCACTTCCTCGAGGGTGTGGTCGGTGTTCATGTCGATGCCGAAGCGCATGCGCAGCACCTTGGCTTCCCTCGGGGTGAGGCCAGCCAGCACGTCGCGCACGGTTTCAGACAAGTTGATGTTGGTGGTGTTCTCGATCGGGGACTCCACGTTGGTGTCCTCGATGAAGTCGCCCAGATGCGAATCCTCGTCGTCGCCGATCGGGGTTTCCAT